AATACTCTGTCGCTGCCTGTCCTCTTGATATTAAATGAGATGTACTAACTTTATTCTTCTAAATTTCTTTAATTTATTCCAAATCTGTTTACTAATCCAAATGTTATATTCCAACTACATCAGCACGATATGGTATTTCTCCATTGATTGTTAATCCTTATCCTCCATCAATAACACTTACATTCAATTTTTATTTATTAACACCAACCATTATTCTTCCATATTTACGTGGTTATGACCAATGTCTTATCATGTATTCTTCTAACATTTATGATAATATTGGACACATACCTCTAATTTTTAATTTTTGTATTTATTATGTTAATGCTGATATTAATTAAACTGGATCATTTTTATCTACTGATTCACCTTAATAATCTGTACTTACTAAATTTGGTATACTCCTTCTCAAATATCCATAAATTTTACCTTCTTTTGAATAATATTACCTTAAAAATTCAAATTCCCCATTACCTAAAATTAATTTTGAATTTTAACCATTTTATCCAGTTATCCTTTTAACCATTAAATATAATAAGCTACTCATTTCATCATTACATGCTAAAGCTATATCATCTCCTTTATGTAAAGAATCAACAAATGCATCTTTATGTTCTGGGAATAATTTTTTAACACATTCTTATGCTATCTAAGATTATACTACATTTAACATTGTATTAACATGATTTGTATCTCTTCTTCCTGACGCTAACCCTTATGTTAATAATAAAGCTCCTTATGTGTTTCTATTCATTAAACCTGCTGCCTTTGCATCATAAAATTCCATGGTTGGTCCAACTGGTTTTTCTTCATAATAAAATTAGTTTAAATTTCTAGGTTATTCATCTACTAATTATTCTAATATTTTATTATCAGGTAATGACTTCAACCACATGTTATAATGTGTTTTTGCATACCAATCACATACTCTTGCATAATCTTAAAATTATGTATGCATTTCACCATCTCTTTGATATTTTTCTGCTTCTTTCTACATTATAAATGCAAGACTATTCCAAACATCATGCATATCATGGGTTGAATGTTAAATATTAAAATTGTCCCAATCAAATGATTGAAAGAATATACCATTTTTACACATACTACTCCATTTATTTTTAAATTCTATCTTCTTCAAAGGATCTTTTGGCTCATCAACTTTTATTTTTTAATCTAATCTACTTTCTAAT